GGCGTGTTAACACAGGACTTCGACGGCAATCAGATTGCAACAATCTTAAGAGCAATTCTGTTCAATCAATGGCAACAGGTTCCAGCAGCACTTCAATGGAATACTTATGATCCGACGACTCAATGGCAAGACGCGGAGAATAACGGATATGGCGAAATTGACACTCCGGGCAATTATGAGCTTGCGCAAAGGGCATCAGATCGAACAGTGGTCTATGATCTAGTTGCAGCTCTAGCCACATCTGGACTTGGATACTTGTACGAAGATGCTTCAGGCCTTATCTCCTACGCAGACTCTACGCATCGAACGACTTATCTTTCAACATACGGTTACACCGATCTCACAGCCAATCAAGCTCTAGGCCAAGGCATTACTATAAAGACACGGGCGGGAGATGTCCGAAATGACTTGACCATCAAATACGGCACACTTTCGGCCAATGAAGTTAGCGACACCGATGAGTCATCAATTGGGCTCTACGGAGATCTAGCACAAATCATCACGACAACCATCAAACACGCAGCCGATGCCACATCTCAAGCCGCGTTCTATCTAGCCTTGCGCGCCTATCCACAGCCCATCTTTGACTCAATTACCTACGCGCTGACCAATCCAGAGCTTGACAATGCCGATCGTGATGCGCTCATCAATATCTTCATGGGTCAGCCAATAGCACTCAATGATCTTCCGCCGAATATGTCATCGGGAGTCTTCCAAGGATTCGTCGAAGGCTGGACATTCCGCGCATCGTTTAACGAGTTAGCAGTCACGCTTCTAATGTCGCCACTGGCCTATTCACTCCAAGCCATGCGATGGAATGACGTGCCAATAGTTGAGCAGTGGAATACCGTGTCGCCGATTTTAGATTGGGCAAACGCTACAATCGTCTCATAATGAAAGGGAATAAGAATGGCTAATCCAACAACGGCGTTCGGCTGGGTCATGCCGACGACAACAGATCTTGTCACCGATCTTCCGGCCGACTTTGCCGTATTCGGACAGGGCGTTGATACATCGATGCAATATCTTCTCGGTGGAACAACTGGTCAAGTGCTCTCAAAGACATCGGCGACTAACATGGCTTTTACTTGGACAACTCCGACGGATCAAGTTCCACTGACTACCAAGGGCGATTTATTTACTTTCACGACAGTTGATGCTCGACTAGGTGTTGGCACAAATGGTCAAGTGTTAACGGCCGACTCTGCTCAAGCGACAGGATTATCTTGGACAACTGCCGCGGCTGCTGCTGCTGGCACTCTTACTGGCGCAACTCTTGCATCGAATGTCACAGCATCATCATTAACTTCATTCGGAACATCTCCAGCATTAACGACACCAACTATTAGCACATTAACAACCAATGGCGATTTAGTTTATGGAACAGGATCGGGCGTACTAGCAAGAAAAGCTATCGGCTCAACTGGTCAAGTGCTCACAGTTGCAGCAGGTATTCCATCGTGGGCTACGCCATCTGCTGGAAAAATAATTCAAGTCGTTACTGGTACAACTTCGACAATTACCAGTATTGCAACAACGACAATGACCGACACAACAATCACGGCAACCATTACTCCGACTTTGAACACTTCCACAATTCTAGTGTTAATTTCGGCAATGGCCGACTCATCGCGTACTAATACTTCAATAGCAGTCGGTGCTAAATTATATCGTGGAGCAACTTTGGTTGCCGATTATTCAACTGTTGGATTCTCATTGATTTCTATCGGCGGAGCAACTTCGGTTGGTATCCGCGGCAATTATGCAATCAATGCAAAAGATTCCCCTGCATCAACTTCGGCTTTGACTTATAAATTACAAGCGGCCCCATCATCAACGACAAACTCCGGCGCTTGTATATTTCAATCCGATGGCCCTTCAACAATTACTCTGATAGAAGTAGGTGCATAATGGCTACAACCGCGCAGGTATTAGGTATGTTGATTCCCAATGGCGGCTATGTCGCTACTGGCACAGAGTATGAAAACATTGAGTTTATTGATTGTGAGCCAATCACAAAGTCACAATTTGAGGCAGGATTCAACCAGTTTGATACTTGGAAAATTGAGCAAGAAAATAAAGCGGCAGCCGATAAAGCAGCCGTGTTAGCCAAACTTGGATTAACCGCCGATGAAGCAAAGCTTCTCTTATCCTGACGGGACTGCCGCGCGGATTATCGAAGTTGCACTGGCCGAAGTTGGCACAGTAGAGACTGGCGAGAATCTGACAAAGTACGGCAAGTTTACAAAGGCCGATGGCTTGCCGTGGTGTGGATCATTCGTGAACTGGTGTTTTGATCAAGCTGGAGTTAAATTGCCATCGATGATCTCAACAGCCGCCGGTGCTCATAAAATCAAAGAGCTTGGCCGTTGGATTGAAGATAAGCCACAGCTCGGTGATCTATGCTTCATGGACTTTCCGCACGATGGCATTGATCGAATCTCACATATTGGCATCGTGGTCAAAGTTGGCCAGAGCTCGGTGCTAACCATTGAAGGCAACACGTCCGGAGAAGGAGATCAGCGCAACGGCGGAATGGTCATGCTTAAGCGTCGCTATATTGGCAAGGAGATAGTTGGTTTTGGTCGCGTTAGATTGGCCGCCTATGATGGAGAATATCCAGTGGTCGAGCCAATCCCTATGGCGAAGCCGACAAAGGAGAAGAAGAAATGACTCAACTTAAAGCAATCGCGGCATCATGGCTGAGAAGCTCTGTTGCAGGAGCACTCGCCGTTTACATGAGCGGCAATCAGGATCCAAAAGCTTTAGCGATGGGCTTGGTCGCTGGCATTGTGCCAGTCCTAGCAAGATGGGCTAACCCGAACGATCTTTCATTCGGTCGCCAGAAGTGAGCGTGGGCGAATGGACGGCGGTGGGTGGGCTTGTTATTGCGGTGCTCACTGCCATCTATTCGTCGATGCGATTCATGGTGAAGTCGATCATGGGCGAGCTACAACCCAATGGTGGCAACTCACTCAAGGATCAAGTCTCACGCATTGAGTCACGTCTAGACACATTGATTTTAGAAATAGCACTTAAGAAGTAGACACGCCGAGAGGCATTCTTGCCAATGTCAGCCATTGATGTCACTCTTCTTCTGGGAGCATAGACAAGGCTCTCACGGGAGCAATAAATGAATGAAGCATCGATTTTCATAATGATGGCAATCGCCGGATTCTTATGGGCAGTGGCCGCGTATTCAGTCGGAGTCAAAGAAGGCGAGCGCAAAGGCTACGCCAGAGGCCGCGCAGTTGGCCGTCACGCATCATCGAGGGAAGTGAACTTATGAGCTTCTTAGACAATTACGAAGATGTAGCTACACGCATTCAACGATTCTGGGCTACTCACCCAACTGGCAAGATTCACACATCAATCACAGACATTGACATCAAGGCCGGATATGTATTGGTCGAATGTCGTGTCTATCGAGAGTTTGAAGATAGTGAGCCATCTGGCATCGACTTTGCATTCGGTAATGTGGCAACATATAACGTCCAGATGAAAAAGTGGTTCGTCGAAGATACAGTCACATCGGCAATTGGTCGTGCAGTCGGTCTAGTGCTAGGCGCGGATAAGCGGCCAACAGCACAAAACATGGCACAAGTTGAGCAAGTAGATACAACCATCGTCAGATCATCGGCCGATGATTATGATCCTTGGACTGGCGTGAATGCGCTCAAGCCAATCGGCGATGTGATTCCTGGAGTCGCAGAAGCTCTACTGCCAAATGCCATTGTGGTTAATCCTTTAGATCCAACGCCGCGATGCACACACGGCGCGCGCGTCTGGAAAACAGGCGAGAAAAATGGCAAGGCATGGGCTCATTACAAGTGCCAAGAGGCTAATCGAGCCAATCAATGTCCGCCAATCTGGTACGTCGTTGGCAGCGATGGAAAATGGAAGGTTCAATAATGACACAAGATGATTCGTCACAAATATGCCCTGACTGTCATCTGAATCGTGGTGGTTGGCACGCTTGCCATAACACAATGTACAGACTTATCGAAAGATATTTTAGTGATAATGAAGTTTTAGATCCAAGCGAATTAACTGAAATAATCCATGAGCATGGTTGGACAGTTAAGCCTGACAAAATCAAAGTGATTGAAATCTGATGGGCGATGTTGAGATCCACACGGCCGAAGGCTGGGTCAAGCTCGATGACATCATGCAAGGCCAAGAGACTTGCACAGTCTGCCTAGCGGTTGAAGGTGCCGAAGGTGCTGGCTATGTAAAGTGCGACCCACCAGAGCTCATGATCTATTTATGCCAAGCGTGTAGGCCAAAGTGATTAAGATGCACATGAGCGCGGCCGATGAATGGGCTATCTTTAATGAAGCGGCGAAAGTTATCTTTGAATGGAATGAATCAAGGCCACAAACGCCGCGATATAACATGGGCTTGAACAATTATGAGCAGGTTATTCAACACGCTGAATCAATGGCTGCCGAACTATGCGTGGCCAGATACTTCGGACTCGATTACGATCTCAGCGATAACAAGGGCAAGATTCGAGCTGACGTTGGCAAAGCTATTGAAGTCAAGTGGACTGCCTACGTTGGCGGCAATCTCATCGTCTATCCATCTGATCGAGATAATGACGTAGCCGTTCTAGTCGTTGGAAAGTCGCCGGAATACTTCATCGTCGGTTGGTTGCCAGTTGCATTTGCCAAGCGCAAGCGATTCAAGAATCCGCGTCAAGATACATGGTGGGTTGATCAGGGCAATCTTAACCCAATAGAAAACCTATCTCGGAGTGAATATGCGGCAACTGCAATTTGATTGCTCCATCTGCGCCAAGCTTTACGGAGATGGGCGCAAGATGCACGGGCTAACAAAGACGGCGGAATTAACGCTTAATGAATGGTTCACTCAATGCTCTGGGTGCGGTGCATTCGGCATCAAGATCATTGATGATGAGATGGTCAATGGGCTTGAATAGTTATCCACAGAAGTTATGCACACAGGTGTGCAAGTATCGCCACACCGCTTCGACCAGCACTTATACCGATGCTCTTGACAAGGGCGTGTACGCTGAAGCATACAAACCGAGGGAGATTTAATGGATCCCAGAGAGAATGATTCTTACTCTTTCAAGGTTGTAGAGAATAAAGAGCGAAAGAAAAAACGTCTCTTGGTTCTCATCGTAGCTTCCTTAATCGGAGCAGTGAATGGTCAGAGCTATGCCTACGGCGTAGAGCAAAGCGATCTACTTAAGCTCTATGCTCATTCAAGGATAGTCAATGATAAGCAATACCAATGCTTCTATCAGCTCATTACTAAGGAGAGCAACTGGAGAGTAGATGCTAAGAATGGATCTCATTACGGCATAGGCCAGATGAAGAATGCTAAGTATGGCAAGCTCGATGGCTTCTCTATGGTGGACTGGAGCATTCGCTAC